TTCGAGCTACACTCCAGATTCAGTTCTGGCTAACGCTCCAGTTTACGCTTAATCATAAAAGACACCTCTGGGTTTCCGGGGGTGTCTTCTTTTATAAGGAAGAAACCATGTCAGACGATAAACCGCCGTTTGATCAGTCCTACGTTATGCGAGTGACTGTAGCTAAAATTACGAAGGCGATTGACACGAGTTTCTATAAAACATCTTCCCGCCTTGAAGAGTTCGAAGAGAAATCTGAGAAGTGGATTGAAGTGCTTAATACATTACACTCACTTCATGCTCTAAGGAAAGTGTTTGAAGAATTCGAAATCGCAAACAAATCCCTATTTATAAACGACAATAAACCCAGTAATGAGGAATAATACAATGGACTTAGATAAGTTTTTAGACGATACTGCCGTTAAAACCGAAACGTATGAATTTCGTGGCAAGAAATTAACCCTTAGTGAACTCTCTTTTGGTCAGGTTGGTGAATTCAGCAAGCTAGCCAAAGAAGTTGAAAGCGAAGACGAGATGGAAGGCAACAAAATCGCCATGGGCGCTCTCCTGCGTAAAGGATTCAGTGAATTCGCAGATTTAACTGGAGAGCAACTAGACCGCTTTTCTCCCGCTGCACTTAAAGAACTTAGTGAAGCCGTTCTTAAGTTTAATGGACTAGTGAACGCAGAAGAAGAAGAGGGAAACGTCTAAATCGGAAGTTAGATAACCGAGACATGCAACTCCATGAACTAGCATTAAATCTTGGGGTGCGCGTAACTGAACTGAAATCTTGGCCCAATTCCGAAGTTATGGATTGGGTCGAGTATTTCCAGAGAAGACCTATGGGTTGGAGAGAAGATCATCGTACTCACTACTTATTGTCTGCTCAAGGTGTAAAGGCCAAACCACATGAGATATTCTCTTCTTTACACGCTATAGAGAAAGACAAAGAGGAGCAAACTAATGCTTCTGTAGAGGGCGATGCCAGTAAGCTAGTTTCTTCTGGCTTCTTCAACAAAATACTGCAGCAAACTGATTGGGACGTTAAGGTGGACTTATGAGCAAGATAAGTATAAAAGTGTTAGGTGCAGCCGAAACCTTTAAATCGGTAGACGAAGAGCTTGTCGAGACAGTTAACTCTTTAGCTAGGATACAAGGCCTAGATACTGTCAACGAACTCAAGAAGAACACTCCAGTAGACACAGGTCGAGCAAGAAACTCTTGGTTACTTACTTCTGACAAGAATAGTTTTATTGATGCACAGGGTGGATATAGCTCTGCAGGGACAGGCCAAATGGGGCCTGTTTCTAACAAAGATATTGAAACCCTGTACATTACCAATGGAGTACCGTACATCGAGGATCTAAATAAAGGATCTTCTAAACAAGCACCCGCTAGGTTTGTAGAGTCAGCTGTTCTAAAGGCTTTCACTCCTGAAGGGGTTCTATTCGAAACTATCGAAACTCAAGGATAACAAGGGATGGCCATTAGACTTCAATTCGAAGCGGACGCTCGAAAAGCCAAGCAAGAAGTCGCTTCTCTTGAGAAATCTGTTGCAAACATTGACAACACTACAAAGAAAGCAACTAAGACAGCGGGACAACTAGTCAACGCTTTTGCTGCATTAGGTACCGTAGCGGTAACGCTGAGCGGCTTAGCAAAGACTATAGACTCTTTTACCCGTCTGAATAACAGAATCGCACTGACTACAGGCCGCACAAGGGCGCTGATAGTTCAACAACAGAAATTAATCGCTGTATCTAAGCTAACAAGAACTAACTTAGATCAGACAGCTAACTTATACTCCAAGCTGGCGCTAAATACAAGTCTCTCTAATAAGGAAGCGCTTAAGCTTACAGAAACACTTCAGAAAGCCGCTAAGATAAGTGGCGGTTCTACATCAACAACCGCAGGAGCTATCACCCAGCTGACCCAAGGTCTTGCCAGTGGTGTGCTAAGAGGAGAAGAACTTAACTCCGTATTAGAAGGACTCCCAAGAGTAGCCCAAGCTATCGCTAAAGAAGTAGGGGTTACTGTAGGTGGATTGCGTAGCCTAGCCGCAGAAGGCAAGATTACTTCTGCTACGGTAGAGAAGGCTTTACGTAACTCCGCAAGTGTTATAGACAAAGAATACGGCCAAGTCACTGCTACCATATCTGAGAGCATGGAAAGTGCTTTCAACAGTGTTAAGGCAGGATTGGCAAGAATAGGTAAGGTGTTCTCTTCTGGTGGAGGGAATGTACAGAAACAGATTCAGAAAGTTGGCGATGCCATCGGCAATGCCTTTAAGAATATCGCAGTAACTCTACGGGTAGCACAAACGGATTTCCTTTTGTTTAGGCTTGAGTTAGGCTCCCTTTCAGACGCTTTCAAGTCATTCTCCATAGGCTCTACCTTTGGTGCTATGATATCCAAGATAAAGTCTTACACCTCTAACATAGGTGCGGCGCTTAAGCCTATCTCTAATTTCTTAGATAATGTTAAGGAGATGTTTTACAGCGCATACATGTATGTAGTTGGTAACTCTATCTGGAAAGACATGATCAACGGTGTTGTATCTTATGCAGGCAAGATATTTGCAGCAGGTATCACGATAGCCAAATTTCTTTTAGGTCTGCGCTACGCATTCAGAGTGACTTTAGGTTTAATCGGTCTTTCTATACGTGTCTTTGGAGAAGATGCACAGAGCTTCTTTGAACCTTTCTTACTGGCCGTGTTTAAAATGCAAGTGGGTATGGCGAATCTTGTTATAGGCTTCGCACAGATGATAAATCAAATGTTTGGTGTAACCGAAGCTAGTACAGGTATCGCCGAAAGCATAGTGCCTGCTAAAGAGAAGTTAAAGGTCTTCGGCAGAGATATGGTTTCAACCTTAGTCGGAGTAGCAGATACTTTTGCAGGCTATTTAACTAAAGGTGTAACAGCTGCATTGTCTGCTGCGATACTGGCTATACCCTTCTCTACACTGCTTCTCACAGGCGGTTTTGGCAGAACTTTAGCGGGTAAACTAGGTTCCTTAATTGTTGCAGCATTAGGTTTTGCCTTAGCGGGATTCAGCGCTAACACTACTAATTCTGGTACAGGCGAGACTAGCTTAAGCACACTACTAAGTGATCAGAGCAACATACTGTTCACCATATCTAAAGGTGTTTCTTCTGTTGTCAGCATACTTTCTTCTGCGTTACCTGCAAATGGATTTATAGGTCTTATAAAGAGCGCAGGTGAGTTTATAGCAGAGAACATAGAAGCAGTTTTAATAACTGCACTTTCTGCTAAGGCACTGCTGTCCGCATTCGGTCTTACAGGCGGGGTTAACCCGTTGGGCGTAATTGCTGCAGCAGGTCAATCTGGTGGAGATATCGCTCAGAGAACCATAGCAGGACCCAAAATTAGAGAACTCAGAGCACAGACAGAGCAACTTACCGCTGCTTTAGGTGGCCTTAACGAGTCTTACCAGAACGAGCGAGTAGAGTTTAAGCAACGTCGTATAGCTGCTAAAGGTGACGCCAAGGAACTCAGACTAGTTAGAGTACAAGGGAAGTTGGCTGAAAGAGCTTTCAACAGAGAAAATAATAAAATACAAACACAGATAGCCGCAAATACTAAGAAGCTCGCAGTTAGCTCTCAACTACTGGATGGTGCAGTGCAGAGAATGCGGATGGGCCTAGAAAGATTAGTAGGTGGTATCGGAAGAGTTGCGGGTAGTATTGGTGCCTTGGGCGGTGGATTCCTTGGTGCAGGTATTGGCAAAGCAGCTGCAGAGAAGTTTGGTCTTGACGCAGGTGAAAGCTTCTTAGCAATTGCTGCTGGGCAAACTATTGGCATGGCGCTCGGCGCTTTTGCAGGGCAGGGGCTAATGACAGCCTTACTGCTTGGTCTAAAACCACTAGGTGCTTTGCTGTGGAAATGGGTTGCAGCGTTGGCCGTGATGCTTAAGGCGCGTTTACTGCTAATAGGTCCAGCTATAGCTAGCGCTATTACTGCAGGTATGGCAGCAGCCAGAGCAGCACTAGTCTCCGCTTGGATTGCTGCGCAAGTCGCTGCAGCAGCCGCATACAATGCTGCGCTTAGAGCACAATTTTTAATAGGTGCCGCGCTAGCGGGTGTAACTATGGCAGGCGCGTTTGCGGTAGGCCTACCATTACTGGCAGGTGCAGCGCTTGCAGGACTGGTAGCTTATGCATTCAGCAACCCTGAGCCTTTCAAGAAAGCAGGAACTTGGATCAAGGATTCCTTTTTTGGCGCTGTTGAGTGGGTTACTACTCTTGCAGACAACATAGGGGATGCTGTGCAGAAAGCTTGGGACGACTTAGACTTAGGTCGTTTTAACCCTTTCGATGGTAGTCTTAACGATACGTTCCTTAGTTTTCTTAGAGATAAAGGAAAAGGCACAACTGAAGCAGGCACACCTGAATCAAATGATCTGCAAACAGATTACAACGCTCTACTAGCGTTTGTTAAAACAGGGGCTGATGGTGCTGAGGTTAACAAGAAGCTGTTAGAGTTCATTACTGAAAGAGCAGCAATGAACGACGATCGGCTCGGCACAGGGGTAAAGACGAGAATAACTCAGACAACTACCCCTTTCGCTGAAGAAAACGGAGCTGCTTACCTGAGTTCTTTGTCTACAAAAACAGGACAGATCTTAAAAGGCGTTTTGCGGGTACCGATGATTGTAAGTGGGCAAACCGAAGAACAGATGCGCTCTCTTATAGCAATAGCCGTACACGAACTGGGTCATCAAACTGACGCGGTGAATGACGACCTTTCTATGGGCAAAGAGTATATCAAGCTAAAGATGGAAGGTCCCGATAGAGAAAGTAAACTAGTGGGTGAAACTCAAGCCAATGAGTTTGCTACTGCATTAGCTAAAACTCCTGCAGAATTCTCTGCTATCCTGTATAGTCAACAAAGCTACATGCTAGGCCGAATGCTTAGCGATGTCAGAGAAGGTTTACTACCTACAATAACTTCTCAAGAGCAGTTAGCAGACTACTTCAATACGATAGCTAACAACAGTAACGCTGCTGACCTAGGTGATGACGGCAAAATTAATAACTCTTTTGCTACAACAGATAACCTAGTAATTCAGGCAATGCTTTCATTAGGCAAAGCGGTTTCTCAGTTTGGTGCGGACAGTAACATGTCTGCAAGAAGGCAAAACGGCGCGATAATGGCTTGGATGAACACCAAACCTAATGTTACTGCGGATGAAGTCAGGGCTGGAGTTAGATCAGGTACGGTCAACACTGGAGAAGGATTCTCCTATGGAGGAATGGACTTCGCAGAAGTAGCGAGTGATCTTGGAGACATGATACCCGATTCCTTTAAGGACAGCGCAGGAGAGATAACTGATGCGCTTGGTGGATGGATTCAGAAGATATGGGAGCTGCTCAAGCGAGGCGTTGGTATGGGAGGAGGAGACTCTGCCCCAGAAAAGAGAGCTATCGCTTCTATTGACGAGCTTGTTTCATTGCTTACTCCCGCCATTACTACAGGCGGTATCACTCTAAACCCCAAGACTTTAGCGAAGTTCTTCGAGGATGACGCTAAGGCTGCATCTAGAACCTTAAGGCTTCAGGACTCGCTGCAAAGTGTTGTTAGTAAGATAACCGAGTTAAGGGATGCTGGGAAAGAGGTACCTTTAGAGCTTGTTCTACAAAGAAGAGCACTAGAAGGCGACATACTGACTGAGCTAGCTAAGATAGCTGAGTTGACAGCAGATGTTGTTGAAGGTGTATCAAAGTTCAACAAGCGACAAGAAGAAGCTGGTTTCTCTATGAGAGATACGGCTAAGAGCAGTCTAGCTGGAGGTATTGGCGATGTGCTGAAAGGTGGCTCTGCCACTGATGCACTGGCAGGGATAGCCACAGCTATGCGAGACGAGATAGTCAACAATATCTCTACCTCTTTTGTTGAAGGTCTTTTCACAAGCGCAGATGGTAAAGATAACTCTCTAGCCGGTCTCTTCACAGGCTTTGGTGGTAATTTAGCCAAGAGCAGTGAAGGTCTTGGTAGAGGTGCTTTCGAGAAGGGCGCAGGGTTGCTTGGTAAGCTAGGTACTCCTAACAACCCAATGCACGTAGTACCTGCAGGCGCAGGAGGCGCAGGGGGTCTATTCGGTCTCTTCGGAGGCGATAGTGCTAAGAGCACAAGCCATGATAGCGTTATGGGTTCTATTGACGATATTGCAGGCATGGGTTCTAACGAGAAAGGCGGCACTGCTGGTGCCAAGGGTGGATTTGGCGGAGTCATTGACTCAGTTAAGAACCTTGGCTCTACTCTTCTTACAGATGGCTTCGGAGGTCTTGGAGATGTATTCAGTAACATTATGGGTAGTCTCGGCCAAGGTCTAAGCAGCTTGTTCAGTGGTGGAGGTGGTGCAGGTCTTGGCGGTATGCTAGGTACTCTGCTTGGCGGTATGTTTGATAATGGAGGTACTGTGCCTTCTAATAAGTTCGGAATTGTAGGTGAAAGAGGTCCAGAGCTAGTCTCAGGTCCTGCTAAGGTCTACAACCGCGCTAAGACTGCCCGTGAGATGCAGAATGCTGGTAACGGAGGTAGCAATATTACTTTCGCGCTTGAAGGCGACTTCGACTCTCGTGCTGAACGCTCTATAAGATCTATGGTACAATCCGGTACGCTCCAATCTGCTATGAATGGAGCTGAAATTGAAAATGGCGGTTCACGCCCAGTGTTTAGGACACCTTAATTATGTCAACTCTTCCCATTACTAAAAGGGATATCGTAACGCCCTTCAATATTTCAATGGGGGAATCTGCATCGTTGGTGACCACCGCCAGTAATAAATCCTCTTTTGCTCGGCAGGGAGGATTTCATTACGCCCTAACGATGGGGATTCGTCCCTACAACCTTCGGGTTGACTCTCAGAACTACCGTTATTGGGACATCGTAACTTTCCTTGCGGGTAGTCCATTTTTCTATGTGCCTATCTTTGATATGGTTGAAAGCGAGGTCTACAAGTGGAACGATCAAGGGGTTATCACCGTAGAAGATGATGAGCCTGTTCTGCCCGGAGATAACACTCTACGTATAAGCCTTAACGTAAATGAGGCAAGGTTTAGGCCGGGCCAGTTTATTAAGATCGGAGAGAAAGACAAGCTATACCAAGTGAGGTCTCACGCAGGGACCTCTCTTACTCTTTCTCAACCAGTAGTATCTACAGTAAACAACGGAGATAGGGTTCGCTACTCTCAGGTTAACCCCGCTGGAATGCCTGTAGATCACCCGCTATACGGGGTAAGGATCAACGGGGTATACGGCAAGTTTTTAAATGAAGACTTTGGTAATCCGATAAACAGGATTGAAGATGGTATTATCGGTAACATTGGTCCCTTAAGCTTAAAGGAGAAGTTATAATGGCATTTCTGTTTCAAAACCCATTCATATTAGCTACACTACGGGGTAACGCAAGTTACCCTATCTACAACTTTGTGGAAATCCATGTCAGCGGCCTCGATACAGGGGCCTTTGCTGGCGGGGTTTTCCTAACAGATTTTGAAAGCGATATTGATCCTGCTTCTCCCATTGCGGTGGAAGACAAAGGCGGGGTTAAGCGCAATTGGTACTCCGACCTCCTCAGTGGGGTCTCACCACCTGCTAAAACAGGTAACGTTACTCAAGAGATCCAGAGGCTGGAGATAGCCCAAGGCCTTGATTATCAGTTTGCAGATGCATTCGACGACGTAATAACAGCTATGGGTAACAGCTACCATAACGCACCTATACGTGTGTCCAGCTACCTACAGCACCCAGAGACATTTCAAATGATAACTGATGAACCGATCATGCGCTCTAACGGTATCATCAAGAGTCTCTCGCGGTCTGTTAAAGACAGTAAGATCACTGTGGAATTCTCCAACAGCTTCGGTAAGCTGGATGGTCTTAAAGAGCTAAGAACAAACAGAGGGTCTCTTGACCGAAGAGATCCTAACGATACCTGCTTTGATAAGTCAGGTGAAGAAATTGACGCACAATTACTTAAATGGGGAGTTGGCTAATGGAATTTTTGATTGCTTTTGCAGTATCCTTTGTAGTAAGTTTGCTTACTGCTATCCTGAATAAGCCAAAGCCACGTAAGCTAGAGAACAACGTACAGAGAAAAGGTAACGACGTAGAGCTAGAGCGAGTCTACGGAACAAGAAGGATGGCGATGGTAGTTACCAATGCCAACACTAACTACCAAGAGGGTGCTTTCTACTTCCAGCAGAAGTACAGGATTGGTAGGGGTATTGTTTGGCAAGGTTCTGATCATCAAGAAAGAAACATAGCAGAAGGTGATGGTGTAGGACTTATCCACAGGGTAAACCCAGACACCACTGCTCGAAGAATTACCATGATGCACCTGCAGGGGCCTGTATGTGTTAAGGGTAGAATGAATGCACCCTTTAACCAAAACAAGCTCACTACCCCCGATGATCTTGACATTAAGGTACTAGATGTATCTCCGGGAGACGAGAAACTCAAGTCTAACGATATCATCCGCTCCGGTGTAGGTCTGTGTTTGTATACCGCTGGCAACGTCCCTGACGTAGTTAACACTAAGATGGGTACCCGTGAAGGCAATATGGATGCGGGTAACAACGATACTTGGACAGAGGTTATCCACGCTTACGCTTGTGCCTTCCAAGACCTTGAGAAAGGTAAAGCTAAGTTTACAGGTGTTCCTGAATTCACCTTTATGGTAGAGAGTAACACTCTTTGGGACCCTAATGTAGACCCTATTTCAGTTCATAAGACACCTACTGCTGTTGGCGGTGAGAATCTATGGACAGGGAGACCTGACAGCCCAGTTCTACAACTACTGGACTATCTTCTGGATGATGAGTACGGCGCAGGGTTTACCTTAGATGAAATAAACCTTGATAGCTTTAAAGAAGCCTCTCTTATAGCAAACCTTCAGATTGGTAAGCGAAAGACCGAGAATATCGTAAAGCACGCGGGTACTGGTTTTACTGGAAACAACTTTTACGGTGGGTTTATACCCGGCGCTGGTTCTAACATAAACTTTGAAGATGGTAACTACAACGTAGGTAACATTGAAGTTAACAGGACAGCAGAAATTGCACCGCTGCTTACTTCTAACATAACCTTGCCCACAGATGACACTCTCTCAGACAACTTAGGCTCTTTGCTTGCTGCTTGTCGTGGGGCGCGTCTGTTTAAGAATAAGCTAGGTAAGTGGACTGTAAGCGCTGCGTGGATGCTGGAGAAAGACTTCTCCTTCACCTTTAACGGAGATGGAACAGTAGGTCCTTACGATGTACCCTTTCTTCCAAGAGAAGATCAAGGGGTGACCGTTAAGGTTAACGGTAATGCGTTAAGCAGCAGTGAGTACTCTTTTGAAGCAGGCGGCAATCAAGATGCTGACAGTACAGATGCCTCTACGGTAGCTGGCTTTGATAGAGCAGAGTTTGACTCAGATAAGTCGGAAGTAGTTATCTACTTTACAGGTACAGTTCCAGACTTTGATGAGGACGCTAGGTACTCTATAGTGGACGTTAATGCCGCTAGCACTAAAGCAAAGCTATCTTTTGTTCCTTCAAATGACAACGGAGAGCTAGTAAGTGACTCAGCTGAGAAGACTAAGACTTTCAAAGGGGTCATACAGACTAACTTTACTGGCGATAGAGACTTTAACACTGCTAACAAGTATACTTTACAAGAGATACCCAACGACGCAAACGATCATTTTGTTGGCTTAATCTTTAATACCGCTGTAGGCGAGGGTGACGACATCTCCTTGGATTACGTCCCTGAGGACTTCGGCGCTAAGACTATTTCTGCGCACCTAGTAAGAGACCCTAATGACATAGGGTTAGACTACGATGCTATTGAAGATGAAGAGGGCAACCCTCTGATCCACATAGTCAGCGACATGTCTTATGCTGGTGTTAGCATAGATGACAGATACAACCAGTGTATCGTCAGGTTCCCTGATGAGTTCAACGATTACAAGAATAACGAAGTAGAGTGGCCTAAGCAGGATTCTGCAGATCATCTTACCCTGTTGGGTCAAGATAACATGAAGCCACTTATTAACACTGTTACGGTTAACCACATAACCAGCATGTCAGCTGCGAGAGATTACGCTCAGTTTGTTGTGAGACAGTCTCGAAGTGCTGATCAGATAAGCTTTAAAACAGATTACACTGGCTTAGGCTTAGAACCTAACGACATAATCTACGTCAGTGATCCTGCAATTATGACAGGTAACCCAGAGACCTTAGGGGATAACTCTAGGTACTGGAGGGTTGTGTCCTCTAAGCTAGAAGCTACAGGCACTATTGCTTTCACTTGTATCCGGTATGAAGGTGAGGATTACGCTTACCTATCGGAACTATTGGAAGACCGAAAGTACCAAGCTATCTCTGCTCCGATACCCCCAGTTACTTTCTCTAACCCTCCGGTTGAGGAGTTTGAGAATAAGACCGCTGGTTTCGGTTTGCTTAAGTGGGACGCACCTAGTAGCTTAGAGAATGCTTTCTCTTACCGAGTGTCCGTATCTGAAGCTAAAGTATACGATGCTGCAGTAGCCTACGAACTAGATGACATTGTTTGGGACGAAGCTAGACTTGCCCACTATAAGAGCAAAGAAGACGATAACGTTAACAACCCACCTGAAGCAGTAACAAGCAGCAAGTGGGAGAGGATAACCTCTGAAAACGGTGCGTCATTATTTCAGACTATACAAGCAAGCACTGATTCTACACAAGCAATTATTCCTAACGTTTCAGAAGGAAGGTTCTATACTTTCAGAGTAGAGATAATAACCCGGAGTGGATTAGGTCCACCTGCGTACATCTCAGTCAACATAGCTGCTGTAAGTTTTGGAGTTGAGTCTACCTTAAGACTTGCCCCAAGTAAACCTTTAGTTGTTATTCCTCAGTACCCTTCTGTTGCTGATTGGGTTAGTATAGACACATATAACAAGGGACAGCTAGTCCTGTTTAATAACGTTTACTATGTCTCTCTTATAGCGGAGAACACAGATAACCAACCAGATACCTCAACTTCTCAGTGGAGGGTCAATACTGGTGGCATTCTTGACTTCACTCACTCTGATGTGGAATTTAGGCTATACAGAGAAGATAACGTTAAGCCTCTAAACCTAAGTGGAGGCAACCAATATGAAGCACCAGTAGACCCAGAGGATGCTGACCCAGATAGCTGGTGGTTCACCAGTATAGTCAGGGATGGTGTTACTGTTGCTGACCCTGTTGCTAACATTGGAACAGTGCTTGATGAAACAGATGACTTCCTAGCTCTTGATGATATAACAGCTATGGAAGAAGACTCTTTAACAGCAAGTGTAAGAGTAACTGCTGTTTACAAGGATGAGAACTCTCTTTACTACACGGTAACCAATACACTTCAGTACACGAAGTCAACACTTGGTGCTGATGGCATCGATGGTGGTACTGTAGTTCAGGTTAGTTGTTATAAGCCTACAGAAGAGGTTTATGACTCAGAAACGGGTTTACTTGTAGAGCCTACAGAGCCTGTAGGTGGTTCTTTCAACTTCACAACAGGGATACTTAACGCACCAGCTGGTTGGACGTCAACCCCGCCTGCTACTACAAGTGGCGTGGTATGGATTTCCTCTCAAATATATACTAAAGCTGTACCTATCGCTAGCCAACCGGAAGCGCTGGGGGATTGGAGTTCACCCTCTGTCTTTGTAACTTATGGTGGTACAATAGCCGACGTTGCTTTATACGCTAAAGTAAACGATGGTGTTGGGGTCCCCAATACACCTGCGGAGAACTCTTTAATATACAGCTTTGACAGCAGAGAGTTACTTCTGCCTAACGGAGACCCTCTCCCGGATGGTAAGTACTCAACAGCTGCTTCTGGCAGCTTAGTAGCAGCAGATTGGTACCCCTCAGTGCCGGAAGGTAATGGTGTAGTCTGGGTTACTAAGAGTAACTTTGCTATCGGAGGAACCAAAGGTACAGATAATACCTCTGTTTGGACTGATGCCACTACTATTGGTGCTCAGGGCAACAGTGTGTTCTCAGGCTTCTTGCTTAAGAATGTAGATAAGGATGCGGGGA